ACACAAAGACGCCCAAATATGAACAGAATTCTCGAAACGCAACCGGATCTGAACTACGGGTACAATTGTGGAGCCCTTATTCATTATGACTGCACGTTGTTCAACCTGGAGCTTCCAAATTTCGAAGTTACAAAGCAGATAGGCTCAATCCAAATAGACTTGGATCCTGCCTCTCACTCAGCCGTCTCAACTGTTGGTTCAACACTGGAGACGAGAATGACCATAACAGACAACAAGCTTTGCAATATAGTCCATGATATTACTGTTGGGCATTTGACCCCCATAACAGACTGCATGTTTTGCAGTGTATTTGAAGTGAAAGGTGATGGCTTTGACAACCATAGTCCAGACATGATACTAGAGACAGGACCAGATAGTTATTACGTCATTGAGTTCACAACAAATAGAGGAGGTGAACAATCTGCAAGAACAGCAGCTCTTAATAAAATAGCTAAGTATGAAATACCATGTCAAAACAGGTCATCTGGGGTCTCAATCAAACTTGGAGTAATTAGTGTACACAGAGATGGAGTGTGGTCGAATATGAATCTGGGGGATGAAGATGTCAATGAGCTTGTATACAGATATAGGCTTGCCTTAGATGTCTTCTCAGACATATCTATTCGATGCCCAGATCTTCTTGATGAAGATGGTGACTCACAAAAAACGAAGAGAGAGTTGAATGGAATAATCTCACTAATTAGCATGGACTGGGAGAGGACTGAGTCTGCTTTTCCCATGTTTAAGAAAGAAGTGATAGAGAGTTTTGGTGGATATTCTTCAGATTCAGATTACATTTCAAGGATTGTCTCTAAATCATTAAAAGAATGTCACGATGATCTCATCAAATCATCATTTTTCGATGAGAACCTAACTCATGAAGAAAGGTTGATGAGAAACCTTCAGGACTGTGAGGATAAGATTTCTACTTACAGAGAAGAATACATGAAATCTGATCTAATGAGAGAAATTAATGATTCAAAATCAACAATTCAGATTCCAGGATGGGTCACATCAGAAGGTCCGGAAGGTAAAAATCTGAAAGGTCTTGGTGATTTTTCCATCTCAGGGTCTCATCCAATGTGCAAGATCTGGGACAGAGTGTGCAGGTGTGCAGCAACAGAGGAGATTGAGAGAATGTATGACGATCCAGATGCAGAATTGGAGTTTGCAATGTCTGACCAAAGGGAGAGAAGTGATGAGAGAAACAAATATCATAGAGTTAGGCTTGACATCAGCAGAGAAGAGGAAGACTATATTGCAACACTTGGTGTTTGCGCAAAATCAAAGAGAGACAATCACCAGGTAGAGCTGAGCCGACTGCGGAGTAAGAAGGCCTTTTCACTGAATCATGACATTTCTGCATTAGAGGAGTTTCTAAACACAAGAGATCGATCAGTCTTTGAACCATCAGAAGAAACATATTGCCCATTGCTTCAAGATCTTGAGCTTAGAGCAGAATCAATGACAATTCATCAACCTAGACTTTTCACTGAGAAAGGAACAAATGAATTTCTTGAGAATTACATTTCATTCATGAAATCACCCTTGGGATCCTGGTCTCAGATGGTGAGCCTAATTGGGGCTGAGCTCTCTGCGTCGGTGAAGCAGCACGTGAAACACTCCTCTTATGTTGTAAAGAGATTATTAAATTCATCGGTTTACTTGTTAATAAAACCAACAAACTCCAAAAGTCATATATTTGTGTCTTTTGCAGTTGAGAAGGACAGATTGATTGCAAATCTGGACAACTCAACTGTTTTTAAACAGTGTATAGATGGGGGTGATATATTAATAACTGACTTTGTCTCATACAAGCTAAGCAAATTAACGAACTTGTGTAAGACTTCATCTCTCTTATACTGTGCACTTTGCTTCTGGACTGAGACTCACTGCTTTTCTCCCTGGGATTCCGTAAAAGTTGCTTACAATGAGAGGAGCCCTGGCGGTCATGAAGTTAGGTTCATGACAAAACTCTCATTATTGACCTTATTAGAAGATAAGGCTACGACTGAAGAACTACAAACAATGCTGAGATATGTCATCATGGAAGGGTTTGTTTCTCAGCCAGAGATACCTAAGCCTCAAAAGATGATGTCAAAACTGCCCACAATCATGAGATCTGAACTACAGGTTTTTTTGTTGACTAGAGTGTTTCTGACTATGAGAAGAATATCATCAAAGCCATTCCTACTAATCAAGAATGGCAGCAGAATATCTTGGTCTCAATTGTTCAACCCCTTTACTCAATCATCGGTTAGAGATGTACAGCCAGTGATAAACTGCTGTTATAATGGATATTTTAAGAACAAGGAAGAGGAGACTGAGCCTTCAGTGTTGTCCAAAATGTATAAAAAGATAATTGAACTTGAGGACTGCTGTCCCAAGGATGATATGTATCTAGGAATGGGAGATCCAGAAGATCCTAAGATGCATGAGTTTAGTAGGAGTTATCTAAAAGAGTGTGTGGATCATGCAAAACAATTGCTGTCAAGAATTCATGGACAGAATTTCATGCAAATGATTGAGGATCAGATTGTGAGAGAAGTATCACAGATCACCCTTGAGAGATTGGCGACATTAAAGGCCACAAGTAACTTCAATAATGGATGGTATAACTATAAGGAAGTAAAAGACAAGAACTACACTAGGGATAAGTTAATAGTTAAAATGTCACAGTTTGCTAATGAGGGCAGTTCCCTGGCGATACAGAAATTCGAGGAATGCATGACAAGAATAGAGGAGAAGAAATGTATGGAGATCTGCCTATTCAAAAAACAACAGCATGGAGGACTCAGAGAAATTTATGTGATGGGTGCTGATGAGAGAATTGTCCAGTCTATAGTGGAATGTATATCTAAAACAATTGGAAAGTTCTTCCCTTCAGATACTCTATGCAATCCATCAAATAAAACAAAAATACCTGAGACCCATGGGATGAGGGCTAGAAAACACTGTGAAGGATCTGTTTGGACATGTTCTACATCAGATGATGCTAGGAAGTGGAATCAAGGACATTTTGTCACCAAGTTTGCAATGATGCTCAGGAGCTTCACTACACCTAAGTGGTGGCCTATAATAACTAGAGGATGCTCAATGTTCACTAGGAAGAACATGATGATGAATCTCAGTTTCATGAGGATCTTGGACTGCCATACAGAACTCAAAACATCTGATGAATTTTCCACCACCTTATTTAAAGCGTATCATGGTGAGATAACAGTTCCTTGGTTTCATCCAGGATGCACCTACCTGACCACAAAAACAGGCATGATGCAGGGAATACTACACTTTACTTCATCACTCTTGCACACAATACATCAAGAATATATAAGGTCACTCTCATTCAAGATTTTTAACTCAAAAGTCCATCCTGAAATGTCATATAAGATGGTGTGTGACATGATGCAAGGATCCGATGATAGTAGCATGATGATTAGTTTTCCAAGTAAGGATGAATCTTTGATTGCGAAATGCAAAGTTGCGGCAGCACTGTGTTTTAGAATGAAAAAGAAGTTAGGAATCTATCTTGGCATATATCCCTCTGAAAAGTCAACATCTAATACGGATTTTGTGATGGAGTATAATTCAGAGTTCTACTTTCATTCTCAGCAYGTGAGACCAACAATTAGATGGATAGCTGCCAGCTGTAGCCTTCCAGAGGTTGAGACTCTTGTGGCTAGACAGGAAGAGGCATCAAACTTATTAACCTCAGTCACAGAAGGAGGGGGCTCATTCTCACTTGCAGCATGCATACAACACAGTCAATGTCTATTGCACTATATGTTGATGGGTATGGGTGTCTCAGAATTATTTAAAGAGTACTCTAAGGCCATTGTGAGATGGAAAGACCCAGGACTGGGATTCTTTCTATTTGACAATCCTTATGCTGCAGGGTTGCCAGGATTTAGGTATAATTTATACAAAGTCGTCACTACAACTAACCTGCAGAAAATATATGCACATTTTCTGAAGAAAGTCAGGAGTAGAGAAGAGGATGATGCCTTGATACCAGAGACCTGCAGTGTTAGTCCAGGTGGTGCCTTAATATTAAGCTCAGCACTAAAATGGGGATCCAGACAGAAATTCTTAAAATTGAGATCTAGACTTCACATACCAGATGACTGGGTGGAACAAATAAATGAGCATCCATCAGTACTTTATAGAGCACCATCCACAGGAAATGAAATAATTCTAAGAATAGCTGAGAAAGTCCACAGTCCTGGAGTTGTGTCCTCATTATCATCAGGAAATGCTGTTGCTAAGGTGATGGCATCTTCAGTGTATTTCCTGTCAGCAGCTATTTTTGAAGATGCAGGAAGACCTGAGTACAGCTTTACTGGAGATCAAAAATACAGTTTGCTACACAAGATGGCACTTTACAATGGTTTTAGTGGCTACGGCGACATAGATGATGAAGATATATTGTTTCTGTTTCCTAATGTCTCAGAGTATCAGCAGTTGGATTCCATAATTTATAACAAAAGCAATATTGAATTTATTGTTAGAATAAACCAGAGGGAGAATACACAGACCAAGATAACAATCTTTGACCAGCACTCCAGCCTAAAGATATCGCCAGAGAAGTTGGTGTCTGATAAATGGTTTGGAACTCAGAAGAGCAAGATTGGATTAACAGCTTTAGACAATGAGTGGCATAAGCTTAAGACAATTGTGGGATGGTTGAGAGACACGCCAGAACAAACCCTAGAGAACTCTCCCTTTAGAAGTCACGTTCAGATAAGGAATTTCTTTGCTAGGATGGAGGTAAAACCCAGATCTGTTAGAATAACAGGAGCCCCAGTTAAGAAAAGGTCAGGAATCAGTAAGTTATCTTTAGTAATTAGAGACAATTATGCTAGAAATGGATACCTTAAAGGTATTGAAGATATTGAGGGAGTGGAAAGATCAAATGCTGCAGAGGTTGCAAAGCACTTCCTATTTGGAATCCTCGCTGGACCCTACAACACAGAAACTAAAGAGCAATTAGTCATTAAGTCTCTGAGCATTCTTCCAGAGGTGTCACTGAAGGAATCAGACAGGAAAACAAAGTCTAATCTAATCTCTATACTTCAGAATTGGTGTTCTGGGAACGGAGGGACCTCGCAGCTCATAGAAGAAGTGGGAGCAGGCATCATTGGAGGCTTTGTGCTTCCTCAGAAATGCAAGATCAATAATGGAAAAGTAGAGTATTATGGAGAAGGGATATGGAGAGGCTTCATGGATGGGTGTCAGACACAAATCGAAATCTACAATTCCATAGGATTACCTCCTCATATTAGGTCAATAACAGTTACGGACAAATCGTCTATATGGGAGCTATCAGCAGCACTAAGATCCTGGTGTGAGGACATTGGTGCCTTTAATGGTGTTGATTACTCTAAGACAGCCTCAAAAAAAGGTCTTAAGTATTGGATGCATGACTTTAAGCCTTACGGACTAGACAAGCCTTTTGGAGTTCCTGTTTATGTAGTGAGAGGGGACATGGTCAAGGAATTTGATGTTTCAGAAGATCAGATAAGACTTAAAGTTAGAAGATCAACAATCAACCTGTATGTGAAAGAGTCTAACAGAGACATACACATTTTATCATACACAGCGGGAGATAATGATTTAAGCCCAGTTGCGGTGAATAGAACAAGATCACAACAGGTTAAAGCAGCCCTCGAGCTATTCTCGAAAGAGCCAAGTTCTAGCTGGATGAGATGCTCATCCATACCTATAATGTTCATAAACAAGTTGCTGGAAATATCTGAGTCAAAACTTAACATTGGCACCTTGGATTCAGATAGGCTGAGACATATCATGAAGACCTGCACAGAGTCATCACTCAGATCTCGGGTTGGAAATGTATTTCAGAATGTGCCAGGATCATCTGATGCTCCTCAAGTTTTTGATCTCGACTCAGTAATCAACATAATGATAGAAGATATGGCTGGAGACATGTTCACTAGCATAGCAAAGGATATAGAAGTGGACTTGCAAGAAGCATACTCAAATGAGGAGTTTGACTTCACTGACATTGATCTGTTTGGACCAGCACACTTCAAGGAAGTAACAGATCTTACAATGATATCACATCCATTAATGGATGAGTTTATTGATTTCTTAATATCTAATGTTGGCAGAAAGAAAATAAGGAAAGCACTTCAGACACTTAGATGCGCAAGAAGAGATATGATTTTACTGAAGCAATTACTAAGATGTCTATGCATGGACCCAAACTCACTAAGAGAAGAATATCAGCTTGAGGACATTGAGTGTGAAGTGGATGATGACATGATCGGTTGATTTACTAAAATTTAGTAGGAAGTCTGGGACAGAAAGTCACAATAATGGAGCAACGCATTCGATTCAGTGGATTATTAGTATGAATGATTCTGAAAATGTTGGGCGGTCTTTGTGT